GCCTAGCTTCTCGCGGTAGCCTTGGTCGAGTGGCGAGTAGTAATACCCTTCGTCATTGATCTCGACCTCGAACTTGTTCGCAATGTATGCTGCGCCTTGGCTGGTAAACTGGGGGTTCCAGGACCATTGCAGCAGCTTAACTTGCCTCACGGGCAGGCCCCATATTGGCGAAGAATTCACCTTGCCGCGAGTCTTCTTCCATGTGTCGATGTTTATGCTAGCCGTGTTTTTTTCGAGGCTGATGATCATTCGCGGATCGTCAATTGGCGGCACGTCCTCAAACGGTTCGTCCGCCGTGTTCGTAATCGCTCGACCGTTGGCGTCCTTGCGCGGATACCATTGCCCACTGCCGAACGATCCGCTCACCTTCCAGGCCCAGCTTATCGGATCGCCAGGATTGTCGGCGGGATCTCGCTGGCTGCCCTTGGTCGAAAACACCGCATCGACAAGCCATGCCTTACCCGTGTCCTCAGCACGCTCTAGCCTAGCTGGTCCAATGCTTTTGCACGTCGCGAATATGTCTAGATCGTTGCCGTATTGGTAGAAGTCGCCACGACGTGGAAGATTGCCAGCCGAAAGCACAACGTACGGACCGTCGGCCCGCGTTGTCGTGATGACTCGGTAGGTGATGGTGTATTCGCGATGGACTTCTTCCACCGTGTTGCCGACCACGTTGACCACATCGACGCGTGATACGCTCACAGGATGCTTACCTCCTCGACCAACACGACGTCTTTTTTGAGTTGCTGCCGCAATGCGTCTCTAATCTCGACCAGCGTCTTTTGTTGGCGGTCTTCGCGTTGCCGCGCGAACTCTTGGGCTAGGTCTTCTTTCGATCCTTTGACGATGCCGGACAACGCCACCGATTGCCCAGGCTTTTTGACTAAAGCATCTGCCATTTGATTGGCCATCGCGTCGATCTGCTCTTGTGTCGCGCCAATCTCCGCGAATCGTTTCAGCTCGCGGGCGGCCCGTTCTTCGGGCGTTTCCAGTTTGGCGATCATCCGCTCATATTCGCGGGCGTTCTCGATGGCTGTTTGCTGGCGAGCCTTCTGCACTTCCGCCAAGTCCTGCTCGGATTTCTTGACGCGTTCAAGCTCTTTGGCTAGGTCGATGTAGGCTTGAATCTCCGGCTCGTTGGCGGCCCCTGCCCGCATGGCTTCGAGACGCATCTTGCCTTCGTCCGTCATCGACAGCACGGCGTCATCGAGCATCGATTGCAGCTTAGTCTGGAACTCCTGTGCCCGCTCGGCTTCGCCCAACGCAATGGCTGCCGCTTCGTTCTCGGCGGCCGCGATCATGCCCGCGTCTAGCATCGCCAATTCGGTGGCGTTCGCCAGCATGTCCGCCACCGCGTTGGCGTTGTCGATTGCGTCCTGCTCTTGCTGTGCCATGTCGACCGCGATCTTCGCGTTCGAATCAGCTAGCTTCTTCGATAGCTCAGCGCCCTGTTTGATGGCTTCCGCCTCCATCGCCAGCGAATCAAACAAGCCAGCCGTCTTGTCAACGCTTTCCGGCAGCAAATCGTTAATCATCGATAGGCTAGCAATCATGTCGCCAAACATGCCGCCCTTGGCCATCTGGTCGAGCGATTCAGCGGCCGCGTCGATGAAGTCGGGGAGCACATCGATCGCATGTTGGATCAGCAGCAAGCCCGTCAATAGCTGCGTTTGCGTAGCGTCCTGCGACAAGAACGCTGTGAGCTTGTTGCTGACATCCTCAACAGCCGGCGCGAGCGTAACGGCGGTGATGTCCGCCACCTTGGTTAGGTTGAGCCCAAGCTGATCGAGCGCATCGTCCGCGTTGCCGATCGCGGCGAACTGCTCATCACTTAGCGTGAACGTATCGGCCTGCGCCATGAACTCGTCAAAGTTGCCGAGTAGATTAGCGATCTCGACATTGCCCTTGCCGAAAATGTCGCTGATAGCCGCAAGCTGTTCCGCCTTGGTTGGCAGCTTGTCAATCTCGCTGCCGATCGCGGCGAACGCTTGATCGGCCCGCATGTTCTTCAGCTTGCTGACTTGCAATCCCATGGCTTCGAGCGTCGCCACCGCTTCGGACGATGGATCGCCGAGCACCATCGACATTTTACGCATTGCGGTTGTCACCGACTCGACCGACGCACCACCAAGACGGGCAGCCGCTTCGAGTCGCTGCAAGCTCGATGCCGACACGCCGAGGAGCGTAGCTTCATCGTTCAGGCGGTTGAGACGATCGATGCCTTCAAGTGTTGTCGTGGCCAGTAGCTCAACGCCCTTAGCGGCCGCGGCACCGGCAAAGCCAATGCCAGCCAGAGCCCCGGCAATCGCCACACCATACGGCCCGGCAGCCGTTGCCGCCGAGGCCAAATCGTCGACGATGCCGAATCTGGATGTCAAACGCTGCCCGGCAAACGATGCGATATCGGCTCCGCCAACACGCTGTTTTTCGTCGACGACTTCCGCTTGAACGGCCGTCAGTTCGTGGTACCGATCATAGACTTTCTTGATTGCCGCTTGCCATTTCTCCTCAGGCACCGTCGTGAATTTGTCGCGTAGCCGCTGGATGCCCGCAAGCTGCGCGGTTAGTTCTTCTTGCGGACCGCCAGCGTCTTGGATGATCTTCTTTAGCAGCTTCAGCTCTCGCTGCGTAGCGACAACGCCATCGGTGAACTCGCGGGTATCGAGCCCGAGTTGCATCGACAAACTGGCGATGGCATTGCTCATTGTGTCATCCCGGTAAATCGTTGCCGCATTGCCGTTGCCGCCGCGTCCCAATCGACTTCATGCGGTGCGTTTTCCGGTTCGTCGAGCCATTGCCATCGACGCCGAACGTCCTCAGACGTCAACGCGTCGTCCGCTTTAAGCTCGTGTTGTGCCGTCGTCCGCATTAGGTTGACAAGCCGCGATGCTAGCTCCTGCCATTCTTCGCCCCAGCCGTCCAGCAACGCGACAGCCATCATGTACGATCGCTCCCGCTCCGTTGTCGCCTCGATCCAACTATCGACCGACTTAAACCCGAGGCGTGCCGCAACACGCCAGCGAAGTAGCTCAAGCCGGTCGTCTCTCAGTTTTTTGCGGCGGCTTTGACCGGCTGCCAATCCTCTCCGCAGTCCCAGCCCGTATGGCGTTTGACGGCAGCCGTCAAGCAAGCCCACGGCCCCGCGTCAAGCTGATCGAAAAACCCGCGCATGACGTCATCATCGCTGACAACTTGCTGCCCGTTGTCGTCGACAACAGCGGCACCGACAACCAACGCGTCGATCTTGGCCAGCCGTTCGCGGTCAATCTCGCCCGCCTTCGTTCGAAGGCTGGCGCGAATGTCGCTCATCTCCCTCACCGTCAACGATTGCAGCTTGACCACGCCCAGTCCGGGAATGTTCGGATCGTCGTACCGCCGACCCATTGCCCGCGTAAACTGCTCACGATTGATCGCCATTCTCGCTATCCTCTCCTAGTTTCTTGTCCCGTTCCACGCCGCTCAGTTCTTCGGCCTGCTCGACAATCGGCAAGCCGTATTCCTTTACCGCTGTCGCACGCCCAGCCAGCCACAGCAAAGGCGATTTGCTCGCCTTGCGTTGATAGCCAATCTGCCGCTTCACGTTGCCACGGCAAAGCACGACAACCCATTGGTCATGCTCGACAGCCACAGGCCCAAGCGGCGTGTTTTTGTGGCCAACGTGCGGCCGCAATTCGATGCTGATATCCATAGATTAGACCTCCGCCGTCCAGCTCGGTCCGGTGTTGCCGTCGTATTGAAACGTGATCTGCCCTTGCTGCATCGTGTTCGTTTGCATGGCGGGATAGACGACGCCCGTAATGATCCCGGTTCCGGCAAGATTGGCAGCCGTAGCACCGCCACCACCAGGGGCAAGCGGCCACGTAATCGTAATCGTTTCCGGCGTTGTTCCTAGCGCCGGCAGCCCAGTCGCCGATTCGAACGCGACGTCAAGCGTCACCTGGCCAAGCTCGCTGACATCGCCCGCCATGTACTCACGCTCGCCGCTGGTGCCGAGATACGTAATATCAACCGGCGGCCGAGTCAGCGAAAGATTGGTCGGAATGCCAACCAACTTCCCGCTCCAACTCGTCGTCCCGAAAGTCACTGTCGCGCCGTGGCCCGTGTCCCGTTTTGCTGTCACTGGCATATCGTTTTCTCCTGTCGATTAGTCCCCGTCCGCATACCAAATCACGTACGCTGTCCTGGCCCAATACTCGTATTGGTCGCTGCCATCGATCGGCGCATCCGCTCCGCAGTCGCGGTCGGCGTCGCCAATATACACTTCCGTCACCGCCGTCGATCCCATTGTTTTGTTGCCGCCACGCAATGCGTCATAGATGGCTTCATCCAGCGTATCCGCTGCCGCTCGGCTTGTCGCTAGCGACATGATTTCATAGCGGGCTTGGCTTAGCCCGAGCGGTCCGCTAATGCCAGTCATCGGCCCGCCACTCACCTTGCGATACATGACGCATGGCCTAGCGGCGCCTTCCTTAATTCCGTCCGGGTAGATACGGCACGCCGATCCACTGCCAACCAAATTGGTGACGGTGGATTGCGTCTTCAAGTATGTCAGTAGGTCGGCGTTCAATGCCATGCGTTAGCCCCTTGCCGCTATCTTGGCTGCCTTCTTCGCGGCCCTTGCTTCGCTGCGAGCGAACGCTTCCGCAAACTGCTGCAACTCTTGGATGATCTCGCGTTGCACGCGTTCTTTGTTAGCTTGCCAAGTATTCATCACGAACGGCCGGCCGTGAATGTACTGGCCGCGTTTGCCTTGTCCAGTTTTAGCCGCGTTGTTCGAGTAGGTGCGTTGATAGAAAAACTTCTTCGATATGTTGCGAAGTTGCGATTGCGAAAAGTAGGTGCCAGCAACAAACTTTGGCTCGCCCCAACGATTGGTGCCGCGTTGCTTCCATCGCGTTTGCTGTAGCTTGATGCCCGTCAATCGCTTGGCGGCTCGCTGACGTCCACCGCTTCGCGAAAATGTACCGCCTGTCGTGTGATGGAATCCGAACTCGACAAGATGCGAATGCCTGCCAACCTTCCGCTTGATCGGACCGGCGACGCCTACAATCGTCTCGCCGCCATTGTACTTCCGAAGAACGTTGCTGATGCCTTGCGACAACCGCATTCTAGCGGCACGCTCGCCACGTAGCGGAGTGTATTCGATGCCGCCGACGCTCGATCCTTCCCGAGGCGTCTTGGCAGCCGATGCCGCCGCCAGCCGTTCCATCACGCGATTGATGGACGTCGATATTCGGCGGCCGCGCAGCAGGATCGGCAGCTTCGACAATATCGAGTCGGCTTCCGCGAATCCCTGAAACGCTTCCCGCTGCGTGGCTGCCATTAGACGACAACCTCCGAGCAATCGAGCACAAGCTTTCGCACGCGGCCGCGATCCATGTCGAGCGGACGGACGGCTCGGACATTCAGGATGGAGCCAGCAAACGTACCATGCCTCACACGCAATCGCATTGTCGGGCTGATGTCTGGCAGGTATTGTAGCTCGACAACATGCGACGCTAGCGCTTCGATGCCACGCCCGCGAAACGTCTCCGATCCAACAACGAGCGTAATGTCACACGGGACGTCTTGATACAAGTCGCGTCCCGTGAAGTCCGGAAGCGGATCGCCAGCGGCTTCGCTTGTTCGCTCGATGTCAATGCGGTCGCGGAATAGCCCAGGTCTCATGGATAGGTGCTCCGCATATTGGCGGCAACCAGCCGCTCATAGGTTAGCGGAACTTCGCTCGATATGGTCCCAATCACAATCGGCAATCGTTGTTCGGCCCAATGTCCGGCCAGTAGCAGGATGGCTTGTTTCCAGCGCTGCGGCACAGCGGCAGCCGTTGCGTGTCCGGCCTGATACGTCACCGTCAACGCGTTACGCTGCGAGCGTATCGATGGCGTTGTCACGTTGTAGCCGTACCAAACGACCGGCGACCCACGCCCCTTGTCGAGCACATAGTTGGCACTCGCCCATGTTTGCGTCGTGCCCAACGTGTCAACGTATTGAATCGAAACAATGGACGTCACCGGCCTAGCTGGAATGTGAATTCCTCCATCCGATGACGGCCATTGGTCAAGCTGAAACTGCCAACGGCTGTCGCAACAAATCACGCCGCAATCCGATTCCCATTGTTCCCGCGCGGCGACCAAGTAGTTGGCAAGCTCTTGGTCGCTTCCGGTGAATGATGGAGCGTATTGTAGGTGCGCCTTCAATTCCGCGACCGTCACCGGTTCAAAGGTGGCGGCTACGGTGTTGATTGGCGTGATGGCGTTGCGCTCGACAGCCATGGCTTACTTTCGCAGAATGTCACCGAATCCGCGTTCCGACGCGCTCACCGGAACGTCGCCGGCGCGACTCAACAAAGCGAACGCGGTAAGGTAGGTGCCAGTCGATCCATCGCCAGCGGTGGCGACAAGATCGATGTACCGCTTGCGGCCCCGCAAGTCCACCTCGAATACGAAACACTTGTTGTCGTCGGTCGCGGCAGGAAGTGCCGACGTCGAGCCTGCCACATTGCTGCTTGTGCCGTACACAAGCCCCGTGATATCGGCCGCCCCGCTCATGCCGCTGTCGTCGCTTTCTTGCAACTTCAGAGCGGTCATAGCGATGTCCGTCGCGCCCAAATAGGCGAACACGCGGAGATAGGCATATCCCTTTGTGTCAACCGCCGTGGTCGTGTAGCTGGCGTTGTCGACAATCGCCGCTGGCGGCGTAATGCTCACGAACTTGTCATGCTGTGCGGAATTCATATTGGTTCCTTTTCGATGTTGTGCGAAAAGCGGCTAACCATTGCTAGCCGCGAAAATGTCAATCACCGTTAGCTGCCCGGCGTGGACAGCATCACGATGGCGCCAGCGTTGTTGGCATTGCCAGCGTCATGAACCTTGATGTCAAAACGCTCGGTCCCGAGGACGGCAATTTGCTGCGTCGTGAACGCAACCTCCCGCGACATATCCATCGTCACACCACGACGGTCGCCGAAGTCGACGCCTTGGCGAATGTTGCCGAAATACACAAGTCCGTCCGTCGATGTCTGGGCGGTTGTCGTGTTGTTCATCACTTCGACAAACACGACAGGATAGCCGAGGAATTGCACCTCGCTGGCCCCTGCCGCAAGCTCGCGAGTGGTGTTGCCACCGGCCGCAGCCGCAAGGCGAAGCATGGACAACGCCCAGCCAGACCGGTGGATGTACCAAGACGGCCCGCCATCGCGAAACGCATAGCTTGGCAGCTTGGCGATCATGCCTTCGAAGTCTTCCAAGTCCAGCGTACCGAACGACGTGTTGCCCGTGATGGCAGTGTATTTGCTGCCAGCCGCGAGCGATTCCTTGATGCCCACAATGCCATTGTAGGTCGACGCGCCGGTTCCGTTGAAACCGCATTCGTCTTCCTTGTTGGCAAACGCTAACGCGGCTTCCTCCATGATCAGGTTGCCAACGCTCAACGCGGCGTCCTCGTCAAGATCGCGGCTGTAGTAGGTCAGCACGCCAAACTTCTTCGCGACGAGTTGAATCTGATCGACCGTCATCGTCGTCTCGGTAGGAGCCGAAATTTCACCGATGGCGTAGGCGGTGAGTCCGCCCGTGCGTCGCGGGTAGCTCTTGGTATCACGCGACATCGGCACAGGTCGAGCGACACGACGAATCACGCCGTACTCGTTGACCAAGCGAATCAACGTCGCCTCGAACTCATGCGGCACCAGGAAACCGCCCTCCGGGTCGCTGCCTTCGGTGTTGACGTTCTTGATGTCAAAGCCAATCGTGTCAGCGCACCATTGTTGCGAACGCTGATTGCCGCAAATGGCCATGACATAGCGGCCAAACGCGTAGGCTTGCTTCTCTTTGTCCGGTCCAGCAAACGCGGTAATGCGGCCACGGGCGAGCGCCCGAGCAGGCACTTTGACCCGCGAAAAGATGCTGCTCGAATCTTCGACGCCAGCCCGCTCGTGATGCACGCCGCCCGGAATGCGATTGGCTGCCAACGCGGCAATCTCGTTTTCGAACGCTTCGGCCTGGGCCAATTGAGCCTTCAAGTTGGCGACTTCGCCGCCCTTGCCATCAACGCCAATCGCGGCGTCAACGTGGGCTTTCTCGTCGGCCGTGTATTCGCGGCTTTCCTTCTCGCACCGATCTTGCAAAGCCGACACTTCGGCCAGCTTCGCCGCGATCGACTCGCGCAGCTTCTTCGATTTCATGCTTTGTCTCCCAGTAAAAAACTGCCAGGGAGCCAACAAAAAAAGGCGTGACTCCTGGCGTATCGCAATGACACGCTACGAGCCACGCCCGCTAGACAAGCTGCGTGATTCTATCGCCGCCAGCTAACCAGCCGGAAAGCGATGTCCCAACATAATACCACTCACAACCTACCCGTGGCAAGCTTGTGCCAACGCGATTCTGCGGGCTTGTGCGGCCAACGCGATTCGCGGCGACACGCTGCCAGCAACAGCCAGCAATTCCCGAGGCGTCTTGGCGAACATGCCATCGCGGACACACGCCTTGACGTTAAGCGGCGATCCAATCGCGTCGGCGAACCCACGGCTAACGGCTTCCTCCGCCGTCATCCAGGTTTCCGCCGCCATCCATTCGCGGATTATTTCCGGCTCTTGCTTCGTGCGTGCCGCATACTGACTCACAAGCTGATCGTCGATCTTTCGCAGTAGCTCGGCCCGCTTGTCGTGATCGGACGCGTTGCCGATCGTCGCTCCCCACGCGTTATGCACCATCACCATGGCGTTCGCCGCAATCTCGATGCGAGAAGCGGCCATCGCGACGAACGACGCGGCCGAGGCTGCCAACGCGTCGATCTGAACCGTCACGCCAGGAGCGTACGACGCCAACGCGGAATACATGGCTTGACCCTCGAACACGCTCCCGCCAGGCGAGTTAATGCGAACGCGTACCGGCTTTCCGGCAGCTTCCCGCAACTGATCGACCATCCACTTGCCATCGAGCAGCCCGTAGTATCCGGGTCCGATCTCGTCGTACAGCATGATTTCTTTCATGTCACCCTCCCGCGATGATCGCGGATGCTAGTTGCCTTGAACGCTCTTGCCAACTGACAAGCTCAGCACGCACGGCTTCCGATAAGCCGCTTTGCTCAACGCGTCCGGCGACGTCAAGCAGGCGCCGCTTCGATTCGCTCACCCAGTCGGCGGCCAGTGTCATCGTGCCTTCGCAGTCGCGTACAGCGTCTTCGGTCCGCGATTGCCAACCAGCATAGAACTCGTCCAGCCAGCCGACAAAGTTGATTTCCTTGATGGCGGCCGCTTGGACTCTGGCCGATTCCGTGTTTGCCATCATGCTTATTCTCCGTTCAACAATGCGGCCTAGCTTGTTGGCTAGCGCCGGCTGGTCTTCGTCGCGTTCGTCTTCCTCTTCTTCCATTTCGTTTTCGTCGTCCTCAACATCCTCGTCCGGCGGTTGACCGCCCGCAGTGGTCGATGGGTTGTCATAGCTCTCGCCACCCGGATCAGTGCGGGCGTTCATGTCTTCAAGCTCACGCACCTCGTTGGCATTCATGACACCAATCTGGCGAGCGATTTGATATACCGCGTAACGCTCCTGCGTTGTGCCGCGTAACAGGGCCTGCGTCACAAATCGGAAGTACCATTGCTCGGAATTGAATTCGGCGGTCGTCAACAGCTTACGTGCGCACTCCTGCTCCCATCGCGTGATCCAACGCATTAAGCAGTTGGTCAAGTAGGCTTGGTTTTTCATTTCCAAGCTGTTGTAGCTAACGCTCGAATCGTCGCCCAACATGTGCTCGACTTGGAACAGTAGCCCGATGTTCTGCCGACTGAACCGCTGGCCCTCGATGGCTTGCGATTCGACGTTAGTCTGGCTGATGCTTTGGGCTTC